ATGAAGTGTTATGTTGACCCGTTTGCAACTGCAAACTATGCTTGCATAGGTTATAAGGGTACAAACCCATATGATGCTGGCATGTATTACTGCCCATATGTACCGTTACAAATGGTCCGTGCAGTTGATGAGCAGTCATTCCAACCAAAAATCGGGTTTAAGACTCGATACGGTCTTGCACAGAATCCGTTCAATATTGCCGCCAATGTTGATGTACCTGATGTTGACCTTGGTGGAAAGACTTCATTCACTAGAGAGAACCTCTATTACAGAATCTTCTCAATCACTGGTCTACACGGTGGTAAAGCCGGAGCCCATGCATAATTCTGAGTAATTAGAATTATTGAAATGTTTATATCAGAGGGGAGTCTTCGGACTCCCCTCTGTTTATTTACCTACATATTGTGAGGAGATAATATCATGGCAAACTTTAATGTATCTCAAGCCGACAATCAAAATTATCTAAAAGCAACAGCATTTCAGTTTAGGTTACATAAGGCCCCCAAACTAACTTTTAATTGTCAAGCAGGGCCCTTGCCTGGCGTTAGTTTTGATTCTATTCCTATTATTGCCGGTGGTGGAATGACTGTGCCCCTTCAGATTGCGGCAACGAATCCAACATATGATGATTTAGAACTCAGATTTTTAGTTGATGAGAAATTAGAAAACTGGACTGAAATACACAATTGGATGTTCAGTATGCAAAATGCCAGAGAATATGGTGGTACTGATGGGAGTGTTGATGGGCCTATGGATGGTATGTCAGATGGTGCTTTATTGATTTTATCAAGTGCATACAATCCAATCGTTCAAATTGATTTTCAAAATCTCTTCCCGAAAGCCTTATCTGGCATTGACTTTGATAGTACATCCACAGACCTAGACCCTGCAACCTGTAGTGTTACATTTGCCTATCAGGCATATAATTATACTGTACTGCCTTGATAGTATAAAATTGACTTATGTGAAATCTGTGGTATAATAAATCACAGGAGTACAATATGAAACTAGAAGATATCCGTGCAATGGTTGAAACTGACCTGAAATTGAACGAAACTGAATTAGACACAGAATCAATGCGGATTCCTCAAATTCATGGCAAATATCTAAACCTTCTATTCGATGAACGACTTATGCTTAAAAGGCATGAGGCCGATTATTCTGTCATGAAACGATTGAAGTGGGAATATTATGGCGGGAAGATGAACCAAGAACAATTAGACGAATTAGGTTGGGAACAATTCGACCTTAAAATTCTCAGGCAAGATTTAGACAAATACCTAGATTCTGATACCGACTTAGTTGAAATATCAATGAAGGTTGTATACCAAAAAGAAAAGGTTTCATATTTGGATAGTATTGTTAAGGCAATCGCTTCTCTGCAATGGAATATTAGAAACGCTATTGAATGGAAAAAATTCATTCATGGAGTCAATTAAATAATGGAAACTGTGAGTGGTGATATTGGTGAAGGTGCGATTTACAAAACATACCTTTATCATGCATATGTTATGGCAAAACAAAGTCCTGACCCATCTACTCAAGTAGGTGCAGTAATTGTACATCCTAAATTGGGCCCATTATCTCACGGTTACAATAATCCACCCATTGGTGTAGATGTTACAGATAGTATGTTACACTCAAAAGATAAATACCATTACATAGAACATGCAGAGAGAAATGCTATTTTTGATAGTATCACAGCAAAGTATAATACAAAAGGTTGTACCATGTATGCAACATGGGCCGCTTGTCCAGATTGTGCAAGAGCAATCATTGCCTGTGGTATATCAAAAGTTGTAAGTCATAAAGAAATGTATGACAAGTACGATGGAGATTTAAAATATTTGGTTGATATTGGAATTTCCATGATGGAAAATGCAGGTATTGAGTTTATACTTTGGTCTGGTAATGTATCAGATGATAAATTAAAAATACGAACAAGTGGGAAGGTTTGGTCACCCTAATGACTGCTAACATTATTGTTTCTAAAAAAGATGACATCTACTTAAAGGTAGACTGTGGGGATAGGGGTACTGCACAAGAACTTTGTGATTTCTTTACCTTTGTGGTCCCAGGCTATCAATTTATGCCATCATATAGAAACAGAATGTGGGACGGAAAGATTCGCCTGTACAATATACATTCACAAGAATTGTACACTGGTCTGCTTGATTATGTGAAGCACTTTGCGGAAGAACGAAAAATTTGGGTAGGTATCGACTTCGATGAGAACAAAGAAACCTATACCAAACAAATGGTGTACAAGTATATGGAGTCTTTAAACATCCATGCGGCGGGTGAAAAGATTACACCACACCAACATCAAATTGAAGCGATACAGAAGTCACTTAATGAACGAAGAACGCTCCTGCTGTCGCCTACTGCTTCTGGTAAGTCTCTAATCATCTACGGTCTAGTTAGAAAACAACTAGAAGAAGATAAAAAGAAAGTGTTAATAGTAGTACCAACTAAATCATTAGTTGCACAGATGGAAAGTGATTTTGCTGATTATAGTTCTCAAGATACATGGGATGCAGAAAGCAATTGCCATATGATTCATTCAGGTCGTGCGAAAGATACGGATAAACGGATAGTAATCACCACTTGGCAAAGTGTCTATAAACTACCACCTAAATGGTTTGAGCAATTTAGTTCTGTTTTTGGTGATGAATGTCATTTGTTTAAATCGAAGTCTCTCACCACCCTAATGACCAAATTAAAGGTCTGCCCGTTCCGTGTGGGGACTACAGGGACTCTAGACGGTACTGATACACATAGACTAGTCATTGAAGGTTTGTTCGGTCCTGTCTATAAAGTGACTACTACAACAGAATTAATAGAAAAAGAATTACTATCTGATTTGAAAATTGACTGCATTCTATTAAAATATCCAGATGAAGAATGCAAAGCCGCAAAGAATTTCAAATATCAAGAAGAACTCGACTATATCGTTTCACATGAAAGAAGAAATGATTTTATATGTAATCTTGCCCTAAATAGTAAAGGGAATACTCTTGTTCTTTTCCAATATGTTCAAAAACATGGTAAAATCTTATTTGATTTGATTGAGAAAAATGCAGAGAAGAACAGGAAGGTATTTTTCATATATGGAGGTACTGATGTCGAACAAAGAGAAGAAATTCGAAAACTCACAGAACACGAAACCGATGCAATCATTGTTGCATCTTATGGAACATTTAGCACAGGTGTTTCCATTCGAAGGTTGCATAACATTGTTTTTGCCTCGCCGTCGAAAAGCAGAATTCGTGTATTGCAGAGTATCGGGAGACAGTTAAGAAAGTCTAAATATAAAGAGTGTGCGAAACTATATGATGTTGCAGACGATTTGCATTGGAAAGAACATCACAATTACACACTAAATCATTTCATGGAACGGGTGAAAATATATAATTCCGAAAAATTCAATTACAAAAATGTAGTCATTCAGATTTGAGGGTAAACATGAGCAAAAACACAAACAATTTTAGAATATTAAAATTAAAGTCTGGTGAAAATATTATTTGCAATGTGCGAACCGATTTAACCGATAAGTTTTTAGTTGATTATCCCTTTGATATGGAAACGATGGTTCTTGTGGATAGATTTGGCATTCCAAGACAAGAAAAACTAATTCTTAAAAGGTGGATTAACTACTGTAAGGGACATTCAATCACAGTTCCTAAAGACCATATCGTAGGAATCACTCATCCTACAGAGGCCCTATTATCACATTATCTTCAAGTCAGAAAAGGCAACAATCATATTGCTAAATTATCACCAGAAGAAGAGAAGCAAATGATGGAAGCGGCTGAAGAAGCCAATAATGCAATGAAAGAAATGCTTAATGATTATTTTGAAAATGGTGTTCCAGAAGAAATGTTGGACCAAATTGCTAACAACATTAGTGATGAATACTTTGTTGAATTAGATGATGAAGAAGTGGAAACAGAACTAGATGAAGATGAATCAGAAGATGATATGGGTTGGGGAACTAAGTATACCGACTGGAGTCCAGACCCCAATGATTATATCTGAGCCATTCTTAATATAGGCTGCCGTGAATGAACACTTTATGTAGTGTTGGTGATATGGGTTTTGAAAATAAAAATTAAAAGAATTCAAAAAAAGATTGACTTGACGAATTTATACTGTATTATACGGGTATGAAAATATTTAATTATGGAGGTGAACATGGACGAACATGAAGAACCAATTATTGATGACGATTTAAAAGAAAAGCCAGAAAAAGAAAAAGAAGAAAAGCCAGCGAATCACTATGTTGATAATAAAGAGTTTTATCAGCATATGATTGTTTGGAAAAAGGAAGTTCCGGCTTCAAGAGAAAAAGCAGGAAATGAAGATAGAACAAATGACCCGCCGGTTACAGAATATATTGGTAAGTGTTTTTTGGATATTGCCACGCACTTATCATATAGACCTAATTTCATAAACTATCCTTATAGAGAAGAGATGATTGGTGATGGTATTGAAAATTGCCTGATGTATTGTAGTAATTTCAATCCAGAGAAATCTAAAAATCCTTTCTCATATTTTACACAAATAATCTATTATGCCTTT